GGTGTACTTTTAGGAACCCCCTCCCCCGGGGGTAGGCATATTCAAGTCCATCTTTTATTTTCTATATTTTTATACAAAAATCTTGAATTTTCAAAAAATTTCATACAAAATAATATGGTAAAATTAAAGTTTACAATCATCATGATATACATAATAGTTTGTTCTTTAGACTTGAATGAATACTTGTTCATTAACTTTGAGCTTGAAGTTCTTTCGCAAAGCCAATCGAATTGTAATCATTAGGAACTACAACCTTATACATTCCATTGAGATTGAACTTTGCAATCTCTTCAATCGCTTGAATCGCTTCAAGTTCATTGTCAACATCAGACAATTCATCAGAAGCACATGAAACTCTTGCTAAGTAAGCACAAGTGTTGTAACCTTTTTGTTGGTCAAACGCATTCCATTCATCGAACTTAGTGAATGGAGAGTAAGGATTGTCTATTGTTGTTAATGCATAACTTACCATCATGCACCTCCTTAATCGTCTAGTAGTTTAGAAACAGTGGATGTAGAGAGCCCCATGGCGTCCGCTATCTCAGCTAATGTAGCTCCATTCACCGCCATAGACTTAGCACGAGCAATTGTTGATGGATTGGCAGCTGCTTTGTATCGAGGGGTTGCGAGTTCAGTAAGACGATCCTCATTAGTATTCTTAATGATCTCACTAAGTTTCGTCTTGGTAATAGCACCCGCTTGAATTGCTTCCCATTCCTTATCCGAGATTACAATCTGTTCTTTCTTAGCACCATAACGTTCACGGCATACCTCTAGTGCTTGATTCTTCAATCGCTTTACAAAGTCTGGGTCATCTTTTAGATCGGGGTGGGCCCCCAGCTGCATACGTACCCTCTCATTAGCCATAGCCTGGGCCTTGCGCTCTCTTGGTGCATTCATTCGAGCGATTCGAAGAGCTTCATTCAATCGAGCAACTTCAGTGGCATAAGCTTTGGCAGCGGTAGGGGAGTACTTATACGTACCCTGCCCAGCCTTAATGCGCGACTCCCTAGCCAGGGTCTTCATATCGTTTGCATACCGGGCGTATACTTCTTCGATAGGGGACCCCGAGGATAGGGTTCTTGCATCAGCCGTATTCCCCATCTTGGTAAGTTTTGTTTTACGGTATTCTTTTGTATACGTGACCTCCCCCGTCGGTGAAATATGTTTCTTGTCGAAGGTTTTGTTCGTATAGAATCGCTCATACATACCCGTCTTAGGATTTAGCCGCTCACGAAATGTATTTACATAGTCGGTTGACTTAGCCCGAGAAATAAGAGTGGATGCCCCACCAGCTTTGCCATTCTCTTTCACTTGGTATTTTTTCTTCAGCTCAGATATGCCATTGTCCAAATATGATGCTTTGTAATCTAGCTTATGTTTCTCGGTATCAATTATGACCATCGAATGACGAACTGCCCTAGCAATCTCAGATTCGCTAGCACCCTTAATAGTCATGTCGGTAATAAGATTGGATATGGTTCCCATCTCAAGTTGTTTGTTAAACTTGGGATACTTCTTATTCCAATCTTTCTCCGGCATTCCATATGCTTCGGTCGGATCAAAGTTTGCTAATCCTTTGAGGGGCTTACTTGCTTTAAGACCAGTACCCCTTGTCGGAATAACCAAGACGGAGTCGCCATCAAAGTCCGCACCAGACAATTGGGCAGCTACCTTATGGTTAATACCAACAGCATCTCTAGAATTTCCAATAACATTTTTAGCTTCCTTAATATTATTGTTTACTCGAAGTGTTGGAATCTCAAACCTACCCGCATGTGGATGACGAACAAGCATGACCTCTTCACCATTCCGATAACCAGGAGCATAGATCTCATTGTCTTTCATCTTAGGAAATGGTAAAATAACATGACTCGCTTGTCGCGGCATGGCTGCTGCCTTAAGATGAACAGCTGCCGAATCGCATGACTCTGCAAAGTCCATCAGCATCTTAGATCGAACCACAGAATTTGTCAGTTTATCAAGATCGTCAAATCGTGCCTTACTAGAAGAATATGACTTATCTAGTTGCTTTTTTGCCACATCTACTGGTTGCTTAGACAAGAACTGGGACGATAGGGTCTTTGACCAATTGCCCCAATCGCCTTCCTCATTAACAATGTTAATGGGTGATTGTTTCTTCTTACCATCCTTGTCAATATAATCTATCTGAGCTTTGACTAACTTCTCGCCATTCTTAATCGATGCGCCGAACGGATTAAATTCATCAATCTTACCTGTTGCCTTGTCAATCTTTAAGGGCTTAAGAACATCAGTCATGGGGGTGCCGCGATGCTTATTGGTGTTAAACATAACGTCAACGCCCTCTGGCAGATTGTCAGAATACATCGCCATGCCCTTGAGATAATGAGTTCCATCTACTGCAATACGCACCTGGGCATAATTGGCTTTTCCTAATGATAGGTCAGGCACACCCCTACGGAGCTCAATAACACCGTCTTTAAGAACGCCCCCATCTTCGTTATAATTAATCTTGATTCGTTTTGAATCGAGATTGACTGGCTTTTTAACAGCTACAATGTCGCGACCGAAATCGTCATTAGAATATAGGCCGGGTGGTGAAATATGCGCATTCTGTTTGATGACCTCTTTAAACTCAGACCCGGGAGGAGCAATCACTTTACGTGTTGTATCCTTACCCGTTCCTTGCTGCCGAGTATATAGATTAAATACCTTATACCCACGGTCTTCCAACATAGCCACCGCATTATCTTTCATTGTGGCACTGACACCAAGATAGTCTTCAACACCAGAAGAAATATCGATTGGACCTTGATTCTTAATGGCCTCTTCTAGTGCATTAGCAGTGTTTGTGGTTCTAAGATTTCGGTCCTTGCGATTCTTATCAAGAAGTGATCGAACTGAAGATTCACCAGCATAACCAAGCTCTCTTGCTATTGCTTCGTTAGAATATCCCTTCTCTGACAACTTCAATGCTTTTCGATACTCCTCAAGCTTCTTCTCATTCTTGGCATTAGAATATCGAGCTTTCATTTGCCGAATTGTCATACCCATGCCTTGAGCTATGTCTTTATCAGAAAGACCTTTAGATCTAAGTCCTTTAACATGCATGTAATAATTCAAAGCCGATTGATATGGATTCTCACCAGACCCCCAAGGATATCGACCAGAGTGTCTAGGGGTTCCATAATGAGCCAACCATTCACTATACTCATCATCTGTAACGACATACTCTGGGAGCGGTTGTTCCATGCTAACGGCCTCCTATCTTATTTAATGTCTTATCCGATATGATGATTTGATCTATAATCTCATCAATATAATCAGATTCTGGACGCTCCTCTAAAATATCGTCGAACTGATATATGCGCATGATGATTTCAAGATCTTTAGGTTTCTTATTGTATTCCAAACAAAATAGAGCTGCATAAACTGCGAGTTGATCCATCTTAGCAGGAATAAGACCAGTCTTCAAATCATGTATACGTACTCGTTTAAACTTTTCAGAATATGAGATAGCATCAGCAGTGCCAAAACAATTGGCTGAGTAATATAGAACCCGTTCTGATTCCATGCCATACCCGATTGCGTCGTTTACAAACATATTAAGTGTTTTATGATTCTTTGGTAGTCCTATACCAAACTCTATCAACTGGCTCGCAAGCTCATGAATTTTAGTCCCTCGCTCTTTTGCTTGCATGTTCAAATATACTTGCTCAAGCTTTTCCATGTTATACCTAAGCCATCGAGATTGACTCGGTGATAGAAATGCATGGCATCCTCTAAGATCTGAATGATCGTTCCATATCATTAAGTATCTCCTTTTCGTTATCCGGATTCACGAAAGCACCATAAGACCATTCGGATGCTTTCTGAATATAGAAATCTTGATTTGGTCGGTGACTAGAATCTGAAGCTTGCTTGACTTCAAGAAACCCCCAATGGCTTTTATAAAGTATGATTAGATCTGGTATTCCCTGAACATAATTTGCATCATTCTTCATAACTATACATCCGGGAAATATACTTTTAAGTTTTTTTATTAGTCGTTTCTGATACTCAGCTTCTTTCATAGCACCTCCAAAATAAGCTCTCTGAAAAGTTAACAAAAAGGATAGAAGGGGATAAAAATGTTATCTCTTCCTATCCTAAAGCGTGTTTTTTATGCGTTTGGGGTCTGACCTGCGGTTTTGTAAATCAAAAATGTCATTTCGTGGAAAAATTTTGATTTTTTGAATTTTCGGGTCATTTTTCTATGTTTTTCGAATATGCTTTTTCATTAAAAGTTTTCTTCTCATCTAGACATTTTCGTATTGCTAAATCGATTGTGGATTTGGATTGAAATATGAAGTATCGCAAAACTTTATACTTCGTATTCATTCGATCAATCCGCCCAGCAGCTTGCTCAAATTGCTTATATGAATATGGCAATGAGTAAAACACAACCGTATCAGTCGTAGTACAATTCCATCCTTCTGATCCCGCCATGTATTGGACTAGATATATCCAAGACTTACCAGTAGGGAGTGGATTGTGAGTTTTGCCGTTCCATTCTTTAATACGAATGTGATTTCGTTTAGCCCATTTTCTCAACATCTCCAATTCATATGTAAAATTATAGAACAATATGATTCTTGGGTGTTCCAAATATATTTGTTTAAGCTTTCGTAATCGTGACGAATTTGAGTTTACTACCTTTCTTTGTAGATAACAAAATTGACTAACATTCTCTATTGGACAATTATCAAACGGATTCCATCGGTCTTTGGTAACTTTACAATATAAGTCTTTGTCAAACATGACATGAACAATTTTATACTCTCGAACGGTTTTACGATCATAGTCCATCTTAACCAAAATGTGATCTCTATAATATTCTAATTTACTCGTATTAATATATCGATCGACTTTAGGGTATTTGGCGAATCGATCAAACACGACATGTTGTCTATAAAAATCAGTTCGATTTTTATAGAACCCATTTGCTATAAAGACAGAAATATAATCCAACCATTGATCGCCTGGCGTTGCTGATAGAATAATCCAGTTATTCTTTTTAGCAATCGTTAAAAATGAACACGCCCACTTTCCGCTACCGCATACTCGCTGTTCATCAAATATGAAAAACTTATTCTCTCTATCTCGGTATCGAGATATGTTGTTCCAGCTATCAATAGTCAATTTAATAGGACCCATTGATTCGCCGATCCTAAAACATGCGCAATCACCAAGCCATTCACCAGAATCTCGTTTCTTTGCTGTAGTAATAATATAAAGGTCGATTGGCTTTTTAGGCTCTGAATATGGTTTATACGAACCCTGACATACTCTTGTAAAGAAATATGCCAGGGCCGTAATAGACTTACCGGAACCAGTGACTCCATTAAGAATAGAGCCAGTCTTAATCTTGCCTAAAGCTTCGACCTGATATGGCCGAAGTTCCATTATGCCTCCGGTATAATTATTCCATACTCATCAATAATCGGATCTGGAACCATAGTGAAAGCTGCTGACTCAAGGCGCGCCGATATGCCTTGAAGCCCATTGAAATTGTACTTATATGGACGAATGTTTAGCTTTGCTTGCTGAATACGAATATGATCTAGTATATCAACTGTTTTCTCATTCAGAACATTTCTATCATCCGAATTATTTCCATTGATAAGCAGAATTGATGGGGGGCGTTTTCCATACACAACCTTAACTTTCAAATATGAAACAAATGAACCATCAGTTTCACTTGGTGTACTATCTTTAATTTTCCATCCTTCTGCACGAAGGGGCTCAACTTTATCCTCATCAATTATAACGCCAAAATAACGAATCCCTCCATTTGGATTATACTTATCGGGATTTCCTGCAAAATTCCTAAAATAAAGTTTAGCATTCTCAATGTAAAGATTCTCAATCCACTTACTCATTATTTATTTCCTTTCTTAGAAACCATAACATCGCTAATATCGTACCCAACCGAACAAAGCTCGTAGTCTTTCACAAATTTAGAACACCCCTCACAATCAATATCAGTTCTACCGCATGGAGTCATCCATGGAATTTCTTGCTGATTGTTCAGAGGTTGCTGTAGGTCAACAAATTGTTCAAACGAACCAAACTTCTCAATCGTAGACTTAGCATTATCAATAAGCTCTTTGTAATATTTGTGATCAACCACATCTTCGAATGCATCCTTATTTACTTCCTCAAATTCCTCCCATCGATAATTCTTAGTATTTGATACAGAAGAATATTTGTCAGTTCCAATGATATGGCGAAACATAAGTCCCCCACCCTTTGTCACTGGAATAAACCGCCCGACACGCCCTACAAATTTATAATCTGGCTCGCCTTCTTTACCAATATTAAGATAAATAGATGCTGGTGCCTTTACCTCCCGAGTCTCTCCATAGTCGTCCATTTCCAATTTCTCTTTCGAAAACAGACTCTTAAATACAACCGGATGAGCAAATTGAGCCCCAGTGGCAGTCCATTGATTTGGTTTTTGTGGTGAATCACTTGTTTGATGCCCTATGAAGACCGCATTGTTAACCAGACAAATACGATCCCACTTGGCTTCAATATCAAATTTATAGCCATACTCCTTCGCTCGGTTTTGGCAATACGTCTCAATATCAGAATCAGCATCGGGAATCTTTATTGAGTCTGTCTTGACATGAATGACGGTGTATCCTTTCTCCTCAACCTCATCTGCTAGCATTGCCATGAATAAGGCTCCACGAAGCGCAACGATATTATTAACATTTCGTGGATCTCTGAATGTATTAGGAAATCCAGCTGAAGTAAGACCATATACAGAATTGACTGCTGTCTTCAACGCTTTGGACAACGCATCCATATCAGCCGGATTATCCAAATATGGTGCGAGTTCCCCGTTCAGAACCTTCTTCGCGTCATCATACTTCTTATGCTTAATGAGAGCTCGGGCGTTTACAATATCCTCAAATCGATCCGTATACTCACCAAACATTCTCATGGCGATGATTGAATGAGGATGCATACTTTCAACATCAAGCGTTAGAGTCTTTCCGTACATGCCTGGTTTTGCACGAACATACCCTCCTCGACCAACATCAATACCTTTATAAAGGTTTTTACCATCTTTGTATTCATACTCAGGCCATGAATTCTTATACTTAGACTCACTAACCTCCTCTCCATTTGATTTGTACTGTTTTCCAGTCTTAAGGTCTGTGTATATCAATCCCGGATGCTTGTTGCCTTGGAATATAACAGCTTCAGTTAGATGATTGGTAGTCGTGTTAGGCGTCATCTTAGCCAACGCAGCTAACATCTCACGAGCTTTCCAGTCGCCTTGATTTGCGTCAAATACGGCTTCTGTGGCTATAACATCGTTATCACAATACTCAGCAACCTTATACCATTCATCCTCTGGAACTGGTTCATCCCATGAATATCCAAGTTCCTTATGATGGATACCAAGTTTTATCTCCCATTTCTTAAGGGACATCTTGTTTCCAGCAGACAGAAAATCATAAACATCTGTATATGAGATACCGTATGCTTCTCCAAAAGCATGACCTCGACCGTTGTTATGAATGATGGCCTTACTCAATTCATACAATTGTTCGTTAGTATATCCAATGTATCGAGCATAGAGAAGGTGATTATCATACCGAAGATTATTGAAGCCCACCAACTTGTAATCTAGAAGCTTCGAGATATCTTTTGCAGTTGGATTGATCATTCTCACTACATTTGATTCCCCGGCATACTTCCAGTTCACTAAGAAGAGATTTGGAAAGACCTCAATATCATAGAAGACCATCCGATCGTCAGCATATCCCTCATTCACCTCCTTAGCAGGTTCATCAGACCTAAGTTTCATCTCCAAAACCTTCTGAAGACAATAATTAGATCGATTTGTACTTCTATTGGCAAATGATACTAATGCATTAGTCATGTCTGAAATATCATACTTCGTACCAGCTTCATATGCTTCTTTCAGAATATGATCAATAAAATCGATAGATGGCTTGGTTGCCCCAAACTCCTTTCCTATAGCTCGTTTTATCAAATTCCTTAAGAGCTTCTCACTCTTAACTGCTTCATGATTTATCACCGCGCTCTTCTCCTTAAGCGGTAACCCCGAACAGATATGACTAATTTTATGATTATTACAAAATGACAGTTTCCTCCTTAGACTCCCATTTCCTTTGAAAACTTTAACCTCCACTCCTTCTGAGAAAAGATAACTTAATTGGCTTGGATCTCCGTCATAAATATAATGAAGGTGTATTCCATTACCGCTTTTACTTAACTCTGCGTATGTCTCCGGCCATGACGATGCAGCATCAATATTTAGTTCCCTATCTTTTTCTCCTTTCTCATTCTTAATATCAAAATCGATAACAATATGATTCTCAGGAACTTTGACATAGTGGAGTTTTTTCGTATCCAAATCACTCAATACAGTCTTTACATCAACCCACTTCTTAATTGGAGTTCCACTCTCGGAAGCATACTGTGCTGGCTGATCTTTTAACACATCATCCAATTCAGAGGTTTCAGACGTCATAGAAAGCCACTCAGAGGCTCTGAGATACCGTTTTTCGGCATTAAAACTATCAACCCCTAGTCCTAGTAGCTTTTCTGTTTTTAGGCCCTTATAAAGGCATCTGAAGTTCTTTCCGTTGATTTTAATACGGTCGTAGTATTCTCTAAAATATGACTTGAGTGCTTTCTTAAACTGAAAGCGTTGTAAAGGATATCGAATATTTGCATCTTCGCAATATTGCTTATACGTATCCCATGCCTGTTTTAAAGTAATTCCATCACCATCAGCAAGGATGGCATTTACATCAATAACGAAATTAAAGAATATATCAGTAGATTCAATCATATTCTTTGGAATATAATTTCGATAATATTTCCTTCCTCGCTCTTGATAGATTTTCTTACATTTCGACATGATCGAACCGTACTCAAATTTAACTTGACTAAGTAACTCATCATATCTTGATGGTAGTATCAATCGACCCGATGGAACTACATCAAGCAAACGCCTGCAAATTCCCGAATTATCACTTGTAATCTTTACAGGCTCATTAGTTCCTAAGACCATAAGCGTAAATATCTCTTTAGAATACCCCTTCTTGTATTTTTGATTAATAATAATAGGCTCGTGTGATACAATTGAATTCAATATAGTATTATCATCAATCCTACTTAAATCACAATCATGCTGAACGCCTAAAATGGGGTTTGATTCGAATACACCGGTGGAGAATGCATCTTGAGGTTTTCCTAGTGCTTTTGCATTGATTGTGGTACAATATCCATTAAGCATCCATGACATGATATTAATAATTGTAGACTTACCACTTCCGGGAGGACCATAGAACACCATGAACTTATCGATCAAATATGATTCTTTGGCCGCAATTGATCCAATAAACCATTCTATCTTTTCTTGCTCTGACGTGTCATAAAGTGTTTCGATTATCTCATCCCATGCTTTATGACTATTTCTACCTGATAGTGCATATGGCAATCGTTTGGTCTTATAGTCCTCGCGCTTTGTTGGCTCGTTAGCGTATGTAATGGTTTTATCAATACTGACAGATTCTTGAGTTGAGATATTCTTACGATATGAAATATAATTTGACCAAAGACCTGTTTGATTTGATTGCATGGTCATAACGACAACATTTGGATCATCTTTATATTTCGATTGGTCCTTATATTCAAATGTCATACGATCAACTCTACCAGCCACTGACATTTCATTCGTATCCCACAACCCAGTATCTTCATCATAAACAGCAACAAAGTCACCGTTACGTACGATTAAGTCTTTAGATTTAACAACTTTAAAATCAGGATATATAACTATCTTATCCTTTTTAGTCGTAACCTTTATATCGATAAAATCAAGTGACATGACACATCATAACTCCTTTCTAAAAATATGGCCCGCGTCAAAATGTCAAAAAAATTGCGTATATACTTTTATATATATATTTTTATTATTATTTATTTATTTATTTATTTATAGAGAAAAAAGTGACGCTTTGACGCTTTATACCTACAAAACCCCAGGAATAGCCATAGAAACGATCAAAAACAAAAATGACGACGACCTCCTACCATATCTAAGTATTTTCTAACAAAACCCCAGGTATAGGCATATAAATCATCGATGTGTCAAAAATCAGGGTTTTCATTATTTTTTGACACATTTGACCGGATTTTAATTGCCGATTTTTATTTTTTTAAGATTTCTTTCAAAAAGCTATATGTTAATATAAAAAAGTGTAGTGGGAAGAAATGCCCTAATTTCTTAACAAAACCCCAGGAATAGCCATAGAAACTTTTTTAAAAGAGTGACTAAGATGAAATCCGGCAAAACTTTTCATGCCTATTCCTGGGCAAACATGAAAATGATTCTATTTTTACCCCCATTTTTACCCTTATTTTCAGCTTTCTTTCAGCTAGCAGCGTCAAAACGTTCCATGCCAAATTCAACATTTCATCACTAAACATAATTAAAATTCGACACCAAATATCCCATCATTTTTTGCCAAATCTCCCCATCCTTATTTCCCTTTTTCACCCCCGGAAACAAAGAATCACCCCTAAACAATTCCGGATTCTTCAAGTCTTCCATACTATAATCTCGATTGTAATACAGACCGTTATTCTTCAACATCTCAAGCACCCAATACCGTGGACTTGCATCCTTAACGAATCCCTCAGTCATATCGCTAATATCAAACGCAAGCCGAATGAGCATCTCCAGAATTGTACAATCCATATCAGATGGAATAGAACTGACTATGACGTTCTTCTGGATATCAATGTAATACTCCCTCAACACAAGACCATTCTTAGCCCTATTAATATCCATAGGGTTAACAGGAACAAACTCTACCCGGAACAAATCATTCAACATATACTGAATATGCACAGGAATATCCGAGTCGTCAAGACCAGCATAATTCATAAGCCAACGCAGATACGGGATGCGCTCCGTCCAAACACGCTTTGCCATAACTCTAATCCTCCAAATCCTTCAAATAGGTATCATACCCACCATTAATACACCGGATTACAATCTTGACAGCATGCTTCGGATCCCGTACATACAGCCAATTAGCCCCTTTATGCTCCTCTATGTCATCAGGCATGAAGTCCTTCCAATTATCAATCAACTCCATCTCATCAGACATGCACACGGTATCGTCCTTAGTGTACCAATTCCACTCCCGAATCTCATATCCAGGCTCGTTCTGCCAGAATGTCCTACGACCGATGTATGATGGCGGTTCGTTCGGGTCAATATCAACCTCTACTGGCTCAAGAAAGAGAGGCTCCTCCCCATCCTCACTCTCAACATCACTCAACTCACCAAGAGCTTTGTCAGGCTCGTCCATAAGGGGATTCTCACTACTGTCCTTAACGATATCAACGCTATCGACCGCCTTCTTCTGAGCAATCATGAGAGCTATATCCTCATCTGACGGAGCACCAAACGGATCCTCATCCAATATCTCGTGCCCTTCTGCGATTTCCTCGGGACTCACATCAATATCATCAGAGCCATCATCTTCGTCTGAATCGACTGGGTGAAGATCTGGCATATTACTCAACAGATACTTCTTGCTATAACGGTAATATCCATCATCCGAGACTTTCGGGACCGGCAAAGATATGATACTAGAATCTTCATCTGTGTCCTTACAGACTTCCAGAGACTCCTCGGACTCCTCTTTCTTCCCACTACATTTCTCTGACTTACTCATGAACTCTTCATATGTATAATAACCCTTTCCATCAGTATCATTGAGAATCTCTTGCTGTTTCTTAGCCTTGTGCTTCATGATGGCATAGGTTACACCAGAACCAACACATGCACCAACAACCCCAGCTATCAGGCATTTTACCAAATCTGACTTTGCGAATATCAAAACTAACTCCTTTTGAAAACGGAAGGCAAGGGGTAAATTACCCGATGCCTTAGTTTGTCTAAATATAAATTACAAACTCAAATCCCTAAGCTGAAAGAGAGCTTAAGGTCTTACGAGTCTTGCTTTACTAGAGGGTTTACAGGATTTTCCCACTACAAATATCTATGCAAGCTCAGGGTCAGTCGAGTCAACAATAGCAGGATCAGACTCAGACCCGCCACGGACGACATCATCGATCTTGTTATAGATCGGACCATCAACATTGAACTCAAGCGGGATGATGGGACTGTGCTCCTTGCCCTTTTCATAGAGCGCGCGGATTGCAGGAGGAATAATCTGAACATATCCGTCGCCATCAGTACGAGTCTGGTCGCCATCAAGAGTCCAGCCGATGATTTGACCGACATTGGTCTGACGCATATCAAGCTGCTTGAGGGCATCGTTGAGAGTCAGGAATCCCTGATACTTAAGCTTGGCATTGAGGGCCTGCTCGCAGCACATAAGGAATATCATGTTGGCTGCAAAGGTCCTACCATAGTTGGAGTTACGACAATCCAGGACACGCCTATACATCTGCGTATCCCAACCCGTCTCCTCCATGATTACCTTATCCTGCTCGACCTTCTCGTCCGTAGAGCCATCGCTAAGCTCCGGAACGTCCGAATATAGGCGAGCCTCCTCATCCTCTCCAAGCTTGTTCTGAACGCGCTTACGGTATGCGTCATAAGCAGCCTCAAGTCCTGTGTAAGCAAGACTCAGGGCAGCATTACGCTTGGCCATGACACTATGAGCACCAAATATCAAGCCCATACCAGCGGTGGCAAGACCGATGGCGGGGGCGTAGAGTTGAACGAACTTAGCACCAGTCAGAATATAATTAGTGATACGCTCTTTTATGATCATGCCCTTAGAGACTTTATGCTCAAATGAGTCAAGAAGCTTCTTCCCCTCCTCATCGTTCATGGTTTCCTCTACCATCTCCTGCTTACCCATACGATAGCGATGGTCCTCAGCGACAGTATCGAATCCCTTATACGTAGCATACCCGGCATATACAGCACTTCCGAGCATGCATCCGGTGCCAACAGTCGTGGCAATGGTCGGACCGTTCTTCTTTAGAAAGAACCTAGATGCTCCATAGACCCCTTGCGCAACCTTCTTAATTGCTGAAATACTCATATCAAATATCCTCTCAAGTTAGATTAGTAAAGAACACTCAAATACTTCTTATCAAGTTCAATCTTAACAAGATCTGTATAACCATTCTCTTGTTTAAACCTCCAGGCCAGATTACTCAAAGCTTTTTGGGGTGTGAAAGCCATCGTATCTCCTTTGTAATTATGCTCGACTATCTTATCATACACTCGAACTGGTCCCGCATAAGAATAACGCTTTTTCTCGTCGTGATTAATTACCTCCATGTAAATATCCTTTCTACTCAAACACAATTGTTGGTGGGAGTTCTAGAATCCACTTACCTTGACTCGGCCGAACCCTAACGTTCACCAAATCATACCAACCATAATCATACTGAGTGATGGTCGTAGTGATGCCACAAATATCATAGAACTTTGCCACGCTGATTCGACCATATTCCTCGATAATATCATTAGCATTGACCAGACAGTCCTCAAGCTCCTGCCGAGAGTCAAATAGGATATTATCAATCCGCCTTGGGTTTCCTTCGGGTCGCCCAGCTGGCCTAACTCGAATCTGATTAGATGGCTCATATAAGCGAGGACGAGAATATTTAGTTTGATTACGATATGCGGTGTATCGACTCAGAGGATCAGTGCGTCCTGGAGTCTCGCCAAATAGACAAGTCTTGACGATACCAGTTAGACTGTCTGCAATACTAGATATCAAGGTCATGGCGATTGAGTCTATTGACGTCTTTATGTTCGGTAGAATGACTTCGTCAAACACATAATCCTTTATCAATGAGTCTTTGTGTGGAATTACTTTGGCAGATACATGCTCAGGTTTTGGTTTCGATGTTTCCTGCTGAGTTATCTCACCTCTCTTTGCTCGATTTGAGTTATTGGGAATATCTTTGTCTGAGATTTCAGATAGCTTTACCTCTGCCATACCACTCCCATCTCTTACAGAAACCTATCTGAGTCATAGTAATATGTCCACTTTGGTTTTGGCCCCATGACAAGAATGATATAAGGATCTCCATCATCATTAATGTCACTTTCAAAGTTGAATTCGATTCGAGACGAAATATCATCTATCTCAAACTTATAACCTAAATCATCTCCAAGAGCAATGGGCTTAAGGCCAATTGCATCGTAAATTTGGTTAATGGGCACCCAGCCATGCTTCAAGAGATTCGAATTCATATCAGCTTCAATGCGCTTGAGATGTTCAATCGAAGACCTGAAGTACCGACCCGAGTACGCATCACATATTAATGCCTTCTCATGCCCTGTCGGCTCTCCACTCTCAACCAAATTCGGAATATCCTCCTCGTCGGGCATCTTAGGGATAGCCTTCTTAGAGCTGTTCAAGAATATCTCTGAGCTTTTCTTCTCACCCAGAGTCTCCTTCACAGAATCTTGAAGGCGATTAAGCGCACTATCTGCCGCAACGTATGAAGCAGCTACTGCCATATGCCGTATGGACATAGTCCGATGCAGACCCAATATGGATGCAACTGTCGCAACACCACTAACAGCAGCGGGAATATAATACTTAATACATGGAGCAGCTAGACGCATCTTACGCTGGAATTTCTCTTTCCTTGTCTTAGCCTTTTCCTCGTCGTCGTACTTAGCGAGCTGGTTATACACGTAGGACGCCTTGATTGCCCCCTTTCCGGCTAGATATCCAGTTACCCCCACTCCAACACACCCTAGACTTGTAAGGATCTCAGGAGAGCGCTTAGAGGCCCATTTAAGTACTGTTTGAATGTTCATATTGCTCCTAACCTAAACCCATAGATGTATCATGGATGAAATTATAAACAAGATTAGATAGACAAAACCAAAAATCATACTTACCACAAGTAAGACAATGAGTAGTACTAGCATGTGGTTTACAAGCTTACCAACAATATCCCCTAGAGTCTTCTTAGAGTTCTCATCCTTCTTGTCTTTCAACTCCTCAATATCCATATTACCTCCTCAGTTTGTATTGGTTAATTAACTTTTGAATCTCTGGCAGCCTAAGCATCCTCGACACGTCTGTCTTGAGCATGGGCTTGGTCCAATCTGGGTATCGGCAAGCCCCATAAAACTTCTTCTCTGAGATATCATAATACAAAACTAGACTGTCGAGTTCGTCATCGGCACCTTCGTTTCGTAGAAAGACAACGCATAGCTCCCTTCCGCCATTGATCGTTTGTATAGTTTCGAGATGGAAGTGTCCAATTCGTACCATTCAGACTCCTTACAAAGAATGACTCGTTCAAACATCAACCAGCGTTCGTCATCAGTTACTGGAACTAACTTATTAGGGATATATTTATTTGGTATGCCAAGAACCGTCCAGCTGTCTTCTATCAGGTCATGATAAATATGTATATAGCGATACTTGTTCGTTGCATTCCCATAGAATAGATACAGATCACATCCATTGCCTGTATCATCATTCGTTCCAGAATATCTAGCATTGAATAAATAGTCATATGGATTAAACGAAGCCATCAGTTCTCCAATCGATGACTAATGTAATGCTCTACCAATCCATCTACTAACGGATGTGGAATATCAATAATAGGAACCAACTGAACTCCCCAACCAACTGCTGCGACAACCTCCTTTTTCGCACGGTCATATGTAATATCAATGGTTGATGGGTACGGCCATTTCATAGCCAGGATTGCCTCAAAACGATACTTAGTCAGATCGCCGTAACTATTCTTTTCAGCAAGAGTATAATCAGTCGGTCGCAACATCGTAATGTCCTTCCTGAATATAATGGATTACTCCCCAGATATGTTTACGCATCTCATCAATGCTTATGAATTTAGAAGCAAGCTTTCCGTGATAAGAGATTGCAAACCGTTCTGGAGAAAATATAACAATACCTATGTAACTCGAACGGTCGTGCTTGTCTGGATATAATTGATAATGATAATACCCCTCTTCCTTAATAATCTCCATCAGCATGTTGTGAATATTCTTTAATGGTCTTGGAATATCCCAGTCTGAGTCTTCAAGACTACCAAGGAGGGTGACGGATTTATCAGACAAGTAGAGTTTATTAAACAATATCATGATTCACTCACCTTAGACATTCTCTTAATAGTCTCCCGAATTGCATAACGCAAATCACTTGAGCATATCTGCGGAAATGAAGTAATCCAAGCAGACTCAACTTCAATTATAAATGTATTGAAGTGTATTTGAACAGTGACGCTTTTGACAGCATGTCCTCGACGACCGGGATAATATACAATGGTTCCACAAGTCTGAGACAGTTCCTCTGTAACCTCAGATTCCATCGTAGCAAAGTTTTTAGTATTATTTGTATTCTTCAAATCATCTTCATCGATTATTCCGGCTATCGTAATGGTAAAGTTATCAGCATGTGGACAAATATAATCAATTTTCATTCCATACTCTCCCTCTTAAATAGTTGAGTTATTTGCTTTATGTTTGCGTTAAACATCTTCTTAATAGTTGCTTTGATTGCGTATTGCAACTCACTATCAGGTATTTGTAGAAAATCGTCAATAATAGCAAACTCATAGCAAACTGCGAAATGGTTCAATTTAATCAGATTGATTTGAACGGTGATGCCTTTAACCATACTACCATGTTTTGGATAATATCTAACTACTCCATATGACTGGGATAATTCGCCTATGTTTTCAGATTTTAAAGCCTCAAACTTATTGCTTTCTAGACCATAATCCCAGTCATCCTGTGTGAGATGTCCAATTATCGTTATTGTGTGGTTGCCCATATGTGGTACAATATAATCAATTTTCATTTAGACTCCTTAATTTAATATTGGCTGCACCACGGCTCATGTTGAGAATTTGGATACATCTTAAGTTTGGTATGAATGACTTTATAATAACAATTATGGATAAGATTCATTGGAATACTTACATATCTTTCCCACTCAAGTTCAATGATCACCTCACCAGTTTTATATAAAGTTATTTCTATTTTATTCGCATCTTTATATGGATCTATTGCATCGTACCAAAATTCAAAACACATCTTTCCTGGTGAACCATAAAGCATTATTTGGCCAGCACAACGATTATCTATAATCACTTCATTATAAGACTCTTTAATATCACTCAGTTCAAATTCTCCATAAATGCGCAAATGATCACGAGGGCTCTGTTCTATACTAATAAGTCTCATTTCTTACCCCTTTTCTAAAAAGAAGAAGGCCTGTTAAATATCAACAGACCTTCTGGCGAATCGACTCTAGTTGCTAGACCCTCTTAATCCAACTAATAGCTCGCGGCAAGACATGCCGGTTTTCGAATACAACTAAGAATGCAAAACTTAGTGCGGTCGCAACGACAGACGGAATAGTACCATCGTCTTTGCGAATGTCAACGCGCTTCTCAACACAGTTGAGATTCCTGCTGGCCTCCGCAAGATCTTTGATATTATTCACGACTCGCTGAACCTTACTTTCGTCCTGCTCCTTTCTTATTTCTTCGATCAACCGGATGATCTCATCATCCACCTGTACCTTAGCTGGATTATCTTCTAACTCTTTCAAGCGATCACCAATTTGGTCTTTCTTCATAAGAAACATAACCTTCTCCTTTCTGAGAGTTCCCGATGAACCCTCCTATTAAGAAACTGGTTTTTCTTGCGAATCACTTGCTGCAAGCATTTTCTTAATGGTCGCTTTAATGGCATCACGCATTTCATAGGATGGTATTTGCATAAAGTCATCAACGAAAGCAAAATTGTAACGGATCACGAAACTATTAGAGTTAATTTGAACGGAAATACTTTTAACTAGACTACCACGTTTTAGATAATATCTAACAACCCCAAATGTACGGGACAGCTCGCATATATTTTCAGATTTTAGAGTTTCAAATATATTACACGTTGGATTATACTCCCAGTCACCTCGTTCAAGACGCCCGATTATTGTGATTATGTGATTATCCATATGTGGAACAATACAATCGATTTTCATTCAGACTCTCCTTAATCTGCTACAGATTTTATCGGTCTATAATGAGAAATGTCCAATCGCATGAAACCAAAGAACATCTTATCATAAATATCTATGATTGCAGAGTCATCATGATACACCTCATGCTGATTATCATCCCTAATAACAACCTTAAGAGGAATCCTAGCATAAGAAATATCCCTAAGAAATTGATCACCCTTCTGTTGAATCTCAGCGAGAAGTTGCGTAGATACTCGACGGATAAGAGGTTCGTTTTTATCCATGATAGCCACTCGTACGGTTGTGCTATCGATGGTCATGGTGTACTGCAGGTCATATACAGGAAAGATCTTAACATCAGTCGGCCGAGTGTAAATATCAAGCCAAAGATTTGCCATGAATCTCCGCCTTTTCTAGTTCTACATACCGATTTATAGTCTCTTGTACAAATAATTTTGTCCAGTTGAAATTTATGTAATCTGTGTTCTGATAGACTACATAAAACTGATTATCTACCTTAGACATACTGACAGTGATTTGGTCGCCAATTTCTTGAATAAATTTAATGGTAAAATCCATAGGGTTATCGAACAGAACTCTATCCATCTCAGCCACGTAATCAGTGTCCTAAATGGTTATATCTGACTTGTCCGTTTTTCCAAATATGACTAGTTCGTTGCACAGAATATTATGTTGGATGGCTGTAAATATCATAGTATCCTCCTATTTCGTAAGACGATTTATAGTTTCCCATACGAATAGTTTTGTATTATCTAGAACTATGTCAGATTCTTTATTATAATAAAGGGCCGCAAACGAATTGGATTTCTTAAATATAATGACTCGTACAGACCAACCGTACTTCGACTTATATTTGATATCAAAGTCTTTGAAATCGAACTTTACCTCAGACTCCATGTCCTTAACGTGCTTCGTGTCATGATGCTCAGCCCAATCTGACTCCTCAAATTCCCCCTGAATGATTACACGGTTGTTGATGCGTGTATTAATAGTTTTAAATATCATCCGAATCTCTTATTCCTTTCGCAAAAGTGAAAGAGAGTGCAGGCTTCGAACCTGCGTTTTCTACCGCCAAAACGGTAGCTATCCTACCATTGAACGATTATAGTTGGCTAACTAAGGCTCGTCTAGAACTCATGCCTAGCTCAAGTATCTTAGCCTCCAACGGTTTGTACTCCCTCTCCTATATTAGGCGGTGTTTTCCTTGCGGAGCGTGAAGGAAAAGATAGTTCCATTGTCAAAATTGTCCATCGAATTGTTCAACTCCATACGATATGCGCGTCCGCCCCCATCTTCCTTATAGAATATAAATCCCATAGGCACCACAGATTCAGATGCTCCTGTATTAGGACTTGTCACCATTTTAGGAACCCAATTTCTATCCTTAGAGAATTGTCGTCCCTTATTCTCTATAGCCATTGTTATGACATAAAGAATCGCTAGAATGATAAAGACTCCAATAGCATCAGACATGATAATTCCTTTCTAAAACAGAAGCCACCAGATAGCCCTAATGGCAAACCAAATTACTATGAGTGCTACTATAAGCGGCCAGAATAGCAATATTATTCCAAGTGCTATACAGAAAATTCCAATGGCCGCAGCAATAATGCCAAATAGAAGTTCAAGCATGATACTCACGCTCCAATTTAGTTATCTCAAAGTCTAAATATTGACGAGCTTTCTTTAAGTCTATGAGAATATCATCCTTCCTTCCTGCTCGTGAGATATACTTAATTACATTCCCAAGATTAAAGTTCAAATCCCAATCCTCGATCACTAGATGAGGTTCGTATTGCCTTCCCTCTACATAATGCTCGGGCGCTGAAATTGCCCTATCCTCTGGATATTCTGGAATCGGCTGGTCAGTAAAATCAATCATTACTTCTCCTATCTATGACTGTGTCAGCATGAGAGTATAAATCAATTCGTGTTCGATAATATCGGATTCTTTGGTAATAACACAGAAGAATTCAATCTTTGCTGTATCAGTAGGAATCATTAAGATATCAATACCGGCAAATCGATCACACGCGGTCTTAATAATATCTTTGAGTTCTGAATGCTCTACAACTGATTCGGCAAGTGAATAATATTCCTTTCGATCATTATAAAACCATTCATCATACCAGAAAGCTCCTTCTCGAATAAAGCAGTTCCTAATATCATTACATACTTGATTAATGTATTCAGATACCGCGTCATTAGAAAAGCCCATAAGTAATCCTTTCCACAGAAAAATAAAAGAGGGCGTTTTAACCGATGCTTAAATTTTTAGTATTTAAGTCTCTCTAAAATCTTGATAATTTGATATATACCTCCAATCAAAATTATGATGATTTGGATAATAGCTAAAAATATCTGCATAAACAGTCCTTTCCGCCCTCTATAAATGACTGTTTATTTCTTACGGATGCAATATAATATTTGCCATATGGTATTCCTTACCTGTATCATGCATGCAGAATGATAGTTTGAGTGTGTTGCTCGGTTCCTTTGGGTTGTCGTCCAGAACATCAAGTATCCAATGCGCTTGTCGTAAAATACCGTTATCTTGATTAACTACAGACCGAATCTTCGGATAACAAACATCCCACTTATGGTCATTCTCCGCAACTATGTCATTAATGTTTTGAAGAAATAACAATACATAAATAGTGTAAGCCTGTCGAGATTTTGCATAAGATGTTTTATAAGACATATCACTATCCTTTCTAAAAAAAAAAAGAAAAAGTGGATGATTGCATTCATCCTCTTGAGTATCGCCAGTCGCGGGGTTACGCAAAATCAGTTGCGCCCTCATCACCGTTTCGACTGGGCTCATGAATCTGATTATTCACAAACCCTCCATCGTACGTAGCATCAAGCTTTTCCTTCTATTATAGTGTGTGCTTTTTATGCGAATTTGTTCGTTTCTCTTAGAGCTTAAAGACTTATTTGTTCTGATTAACGTAAAGAAATTTCGCTATATCATATACCTGTATCTTA